ATAAAAATTTGTTAGGATAAGTGATTTAACAGACTGGCGAACAGCATCACGATTTGTTTTGCGTGTTAGTTGCTTAGTGATTGGATGCGCACTAAATGCAATGTTCAAATCGCTGAAAATTGTATCCGCCACTTGTTATTTATCCTTCGTTTTTAGAGTTTTGAATCTCTGCTCTACGTTCTTTACACATTTTGCTGATCTCTGCAAGTGCTTTTCTTGCTCTTGTACCAGCTGATTTATTGCCTGTTTCAAATTTGTCACTTTCTGCAATGTAAGTTTCAAACAAATTTACTAAAGAATCATGAATTTTCATAAAAAAGTCCTTGACATTGTATTGTAAAATCAGTATAATCAGATTGCAGCCTTTAAGGAAAAGAATAAAGGCACTAATTGATCAAACTATTTATACCTCATTAAGATCACCAAACTGGAATTGGTGAAATTCTATCAACTTCAGCACCACCATTTTCCCATACCCACTGTTTGTATCCACCAGATCTATCATCATAAGTCTGCCAACGATACTTGCTGTTCAGCCTAATTGCTCTTGCAATACCTTCTAGATCTTTACCTTGATCAGCTTCGTATAATCTACCAGTTTCTATGTGTTCAAATGCACCTATGTTACCATCATATTTCCAAATTGCTGTACTGAAACAAACTTCATACCTATGTTTGCCATAACCAACAAATACACATTCCTCACCTGCTTTACCAACCACATTTGCTTTAAAGGTAATATCTGCGCCATTAAATGTATATTTGATTGGTGTACCTCTTTCAACAATTGTAAATTCCCAAGTTGATTTGGACTTAACTGCTTTCTCAAATTCATTGTATTCTGTTTGATCTTTTGGACCAAATTCTAAATACTTCCCAGTTGGAACGTGTCTCCATTTAGCAGAACCTTTGTATTCAAAGATAGCAGAATCATATACAATGTAAGATGCTTTTCCATCTTTAACAACAGTTGCTCTGCGCTTTCCTCCAGTCGATGCATCTGCTGACAGCTTCTTTTCTTGTGCCAATCTCTTTTCTTTGTTTGATACAAAAGTATCTTTTACTGCAGGAACTTCTCTCGGCGAAGGAATAGTAACTGGCTTGTCTAGAATATCATTATCAGCTTGATCCAGTACGCTATCATCTTCTACAATAGGTGGTTTCAGAGCATCGCTGTTCTTTTGTTGATCTTGTTTCTTTGAATAATCATATGCAATTACCAACACTTCATCAAAGGTTGCATTCCTAACTTCTTCGTATTTTGAAGTGCCTTTGACATCATCGAATTGCTTCTTAACCATATCGTACATTTTAGTTTTTTGTCTATCTGGTATCGTAGCAATTGTTGATGGATAAACAACCTTCCCAGCATTTTTTGGATCTGACATTGCTTCTGGGTTTGCTTCCCAATAAGCGTTGTAACCGTCAACTGCTTCTTGTTCTGTTCGATACCCTTCACCTGCTGCATAGAGTTCTCTAAACAACACATTCGGATTACCGTTGACTTCTCTTGCCCATTTCGTGAAGAAGTAGTAACGATGCATGTCAATAAGTCTAAGTGGCAGATTGCGTTTCTTTTGTATCATAACTTTTATATAGAAACGACGAACTTTATTAAACGATTCAAATAGCGCATTTGCTTTAGCACGATATACCAAAGTGCTTTGGTCTTTCGGAACAGGTGGTTTTTTCGGTTCAGCAGGTGCTTCTTGCGCTACCTTTGGAAGTTCTGGTGCAACTTGTTTGATTTGTTTAATTGTTGTCTTGCCAGTATCAGGATCTTTGATAATATCGTTCTTAACTTCAACATTTTCTACTGCTTTACAAACAATGTCAGCATCAAACTTAGGCAGACCAGATGGTCCAAACAAATTTGTAAGATCAGGTGCTGGTCCTTTTGTGCATACCCATTCGCCGCCTGCAGCTAAACAGCTTGCTTTGTCATTTAAACCGAACGCAATATCATCAACCAGTGTAGGATTAAAGTTTTTGCACTGACAAATGTCAACTTCTTCGCCTGCCTTCGGAATCTTATCAAAAAGATTTGGCATTTGGAATCCGCCACCAGCACCAAAGTTGATTGCACCGTTGGCTTGTACTTTGCCTGTTGATAAACCTTTTAATGTATCAATAGAACCACCAAACAAATCTTGTACTGTACCAAGATTATTAGGCAGCTGAATTGGGACGCAAGTCATACTTTCGTCATCCCATTGTTCATAACCAACTTTGCAACCATAGTCGTCTGTTTCTGGGATACCGTTAGATGCTGCAGCAAAGAAATTTGTAACAGCATCTGAACCACCAGGAATTTTAGATGCAAAGTCATTGATAAAACTTGACTTGCCACCACCAGCGCCACCACCGAGCAGTCCGCTCAGTTTACCCATTAATCCACCACCACCACCAACTGGCGCAACGGCTTCAGTGTCACCACCAGTTGCTTTTGCGATTTGCTCTGCCTTTGGTGGACCACTAAACAAACCACCTGGTGCACCACCAAACAAACTGGTTATGCCGCCAAGAGAAGCTGACATATCTTCTTCAAGAATCTTTTCTTCACAAACCCAAGTGCCACCTTCAGCAAGACATTCTTCTTCGTTTGTAGCAATACCAAACCCACCAACACAGTTACACTGTGTTACTTTATCTCCTGCCTTTGGTAATGCTGGCATCTTAAAGTTATTAAAGAAGTTGCCCATATCTTCGCTGATGGCACTAAAATGTTCACCAAGATTAGGAACAGTGTTTGCGAATCGGTCTTTAATTTCTGCAACTTTAAATGCAAATGCATTTGGATCTGTGATTGATCCAAGTTCTGTCATCTGATCACGAAGACTAAAGTTTTCGATAGTCTTACAAACCCAAGTACCACCTGCCGCTTCACAAGTGGCTTGATCTGTTGGTGCATCTGGTCCATACCATGGTGATTCGTCATATGGGTCAACAGGAATTTTCTTAGGATCGTATCCTTCACAGTTACAAACTTCCATTGGACCAACAGACTTACCTGCAAGAAGGTCAAATCCTTTTTGCAGTTCTTTGTTTGCTTCTTCAGACTGAGAGATTGCTGAAAGATCACCACTCATCAAGTCTTTCAGCTTATCCTTGCCTCCAAGGATACCCATTATTCCTTCGTCTTTTGCACCACAATTAGCCATTATTCAGGGACTCCTGTGCTAGAAGAACCAGATGAAACACCACCATGAGTGTGAGTCGTTAGAGAAATACCAGCAGCAGTAACATCACCTGCTGCATATGTAACATTACCAGTTGCCGCAGTTTCTGTCTTGGTTCCAGTAACAGATGTTGTTTGATTACCAGTGATGTTCTCTGTCACATTACCTTGTACAGTGTATGTAATGTTTGATGGCGTTTGAATCGTCATAGCACCCTTAGATGTTGTGATATTTGTACCAAGATTCATTAATTTATAATCACCAGTTGAGAAGATCTGCGTATTGCCCTGTGTAGTCAACGCAAAGTCCTCGTTGACCATCAGCGTATAATCTCGTTGCACTGTTTCAATCTTCTGTCCACAGGTAACATTAAGAATCTGATCACCTTTCGCAACCGTTTGAATATGATTGCCACCAATATTTACTGCAAGGTCACGACCAATTTCTGATGCTTCTGTAAATCCAATCTTCTTGTGGAATGACTGCTGCAGATCAAAGGTTGTTTCGCCTTCAACTTGCAAATGATAGTTGCCCTTGATCAGCTCTCGTTTTGTTCCTTCAACGGTAACATTCCAATCACCCTTGACATAGATGTTCTTTTTACCAATTACAATTTCGTAATCGTCACCAACAATCTTTACCTGACGAGTGCCGTCATCATAGATTTCTTCGTATGTACCAGCTGGATGATAGCGATGGTATCTTCTATTGCCTTCGGTATCATCAAACTCTTGCAGGTGTCCGCTTTGCGTTTCGTACACATTGTTCTTAGGATACTCTGACAACTTGTCTTCAGCAGCTGGAATTTCTGCCCACTGTTGCATTGCATAGTAAGAACTCGCAGCGTCTGGAACAACCGTTGAAATTCTTGGTGGTACTGCAACAGGATAACGAATTTGTCTTTCATCATCACTAAAACGATTGGCGTTCTTTTCTGCACGATTTGGATGATCTTCACAAGTAGTTTCACGAGCAGCAAAGTTTGTATCAGGAACACCAATATTAATTGGGAAAACACCTTTTGGATCATTAAATCCTTTATTTGGATCTGGCTCTGCTGTTGGGAATCCAGGAATCGTACCAAAGATCATTGGTTCCTGAGCACGCTCTCCGTCCATAAAGAAACCGACAACCCATGAACCAGGAACAATACCAGTTGGTGAATGTCCAAGCCCAGAAACAGATGCGGATTGAATTCCATTTACTGGAATTGCCCAAGGCAATGCATCAGTTGGGATCGCACCTTTATCTTCCGTATGCCAGCCAAAACAACGCACACGGACACGTCCCATTTGAAGAGGATCAATATTATCCTCAACGACTCCGATAAACCAAACGAAATCGCCCTTGCCAATAAAGTTACGCATTTACGATTTCCTGAAGGGATTCCTTTTTGTTGTCGCTTTTGACGGTATCGTTTGTTTCTTCATCTTCTGGGATGTTATTTTCTGGTTCAATAAGTTCTTGTAGAACTTGTGGTTTCGGTTTAATTTGATGTTCCATAGTATATACCTCTATACAATTTCAATTTGAGTGTCTTTAACACACTCAAAAATTGTTTCAAACGAACTTGATGTTCCTGGGTTGTTCATCTTATTTCTTACTTTTGTAACTATATATTTACCTGACAGTTGAATATCTGACTTTGTTTTGTTGTCTGTTAAACCATCATTAACAGGGAAATCTAGATATACAGTATCTCCAACATTTAATCCTGTTGTGCCAGGAACGGTTACTCTCATTGTTGTATTGAAGATGTGTTTTGTGTATGATTTTCTTAGTGGCAAGAATTGATTAATTCTTTTTGGTTTATGTTTCTCAAGAGAGAACAATGCGTTTGAATCATGCCCAAGTCTAGATGTTAACATTGTTACATTAACATTATGATCTGGAACATTTCCCCTATGTGCAAACTTCTGTAGAGTTTGAAACTTACTTTTCTGTTTGCTGTAATCATACAACAATGTAGTGTGCTTCTTTTGCAACACGTCAATATTAATCAGCTTAGACTTAAACAAACCTTCTCTTGCTTTCTGCAAAATATTTGACTCACTGACTACGTCATATGAAATAATTTTGTCCATTGGTTTTTCTAGAGAGTTTGCTCTTGTTACAGATTCTTCTTTTACGAATCTATGTTTAGGTGCTCTTTTTACCAGCGTCTCGAGATTTCTAAAATTGAATCCAAAATAGTCTTCATAAAATAGGAACTGTGGAATGTGGCTTTCCGAATCTGCCTCATTACACAGAAACTCAATTGTATCATCAACAGATAAATTTGGAATTACGAATTTATGCAGTCCTATTGATTCTTCATAAACATTATTCTTATCAATAAGAGTACCAGTCTGTAATTTGATGTGATTGTAGATATCTTTAATTTCTGAGTTATACAAAAACTTATCAGTGATGCTCTTAATCATTTTGTCAATGGTATTGCCTGAACTACCACCATATGCTTGCGATATTCTTTTTGGAAAACTCTGATACGATTCCATGCTTACACCAGATAAGATGTATGCATCCATGTTTTGTTTAATCTGTTTCTTAGCGGAACGTTCAAAAAGAAAAAATGCATTGCTAACCAATGGACCAGTGCCACCATCAGGATAATACTGTATCAAAAGAATTTCTGTTCCAGCAAAACCACCAGAAATCCATCGTTCAACATCTTGTGGTATTAAAGTGTTTAAATCAAAAGAATCTGTAACAACAAGATCGCAATGCATATAGTGCTCAAACAAATTTTGATATACGTTGAGCTCAACCGTGATGTCTTTAATATTAATCGGATCTCCGATTTCTGGAATCAGAATAATCTTTTCAATAACAGCACGCATTAGATACCATTCCTAAGAATATTCTTGACTTCCTCTGACAATATTGATAGATATCTTTTATTCAGCAGCTTTATTTTTCTTTTCTCTTCATTCTGTTCTAGTTCCCAATCATATTTGCTGATAGATTCACGCTCTGATTCATTGAGAGAGTTGTATGTTGTTTGGTCAACCACAACATAACGTTTTTGAATAATGCTGCCATCAGTTTTTGTTTGTTGATTGGTTAAAATTTTGCGATATTCATGCACTTCTGCTGTTGCAGCTGGGATACTTCCATACTTGCCTTTGATGTAACTGTCAAAATCAGTATTGAACATTGGCCAATCAAAAATTGCGTCGTGTTTTTCATTAAACATTAACACTAGCCAAGCATATCCACTGCTTCCATAATACTTATGCGCAATTGTATCGGGTCTATCGCCCGATTGAATTTGATACTCTTCATACACGCCAACACGATTCTTTAATGTCGAGTCAACTTTAAATCTACGAAGAATATTTGTTAACGATACACGCTGACCGATATTAGTCAGATCGTGTTGTACTGTTGGGAAAAATTTAAAATAGTTAGACATTATGGCGCTACCTGCATTGGATCATAAACTTCGCCAGAACTTTCGCCAGGTACTAAATCAGTCCTAGCAGAATCAAAAGTGGGTGTAGGTGTACCAATTTGAACATCAGCAAGTCTTCTTTGCTCAGCTGACTCTCTTGCTTTATTTTGAGCGGCAGATTCTGCTGCGGTCGGTGGATATGCATCCCAAGTAATTGCATTCATCGAGTCAACAACGTCTTGAGTAAGAATAACCGTTTCTTGGAAATTCAGTGAAAGGTCAACAATAACAGGTTCATTTGTTACATCAAAGAATGCTGGACCAGATTCTCCATTGTAAGTCACACTAACATCCTTCAATACGCATGGTTGGAACTTAAACATTGTTGACTGTAAAGGTTGTGCGAACTCAATAATAAACTCGTCAGGATAATTAAACCCGAGCTTACTTGTTCCACCTTCAGATTGATCATTAAAGTACCTTGGTGCCATATGGTGTTGGAATGCTTGAATTATATTTCTGATGTTCTCAGATTCAGTTTGGTTTCTAGCAATCAAACGATATGAAAAATTAAACTCTCTAAATTGCACACCCTCAAAGAGAACTGCCATTCTTGGGTTGTATGCTATACCCTGAGCAAAAGCTGCACCTTGTGCTAGTTTAGTTGCTGCCGCTGTTATTGCAGCAACACCGAACCAACCAGATCTCATACCAATTGTGCCCAAAGCAGATGTTGCAGCCAAAGTTCCTATGTTACCCAAGGTGCTGGCAGAAGATAAACTTCTTCCCAGATCACTGAAGTTTCCAGCAGCCAAATCGGCACCAGCCGAGGCAAAATTTGATAATCCAGCCTTTACATCATCAAGGACCTGACCAACCTTAGCGTCGCCTGCTCCAATACCACCAAGAATACCAAGAGGAGAGTTGCTGTATGATACGCTTCTATCGTCTTTTACTTGCGTAGGAATAGGAAGGATAATTGTTGCATATCCTTTTGATGTTGTCTGTCCTGGTTTTGTATCTTCACCCAAAGGACTAACACGTTTTTGCGCTTGAAACATAATGTACTTTGTAGTATCCAGATCTAACGGATACTGATATGTTCTTGGCGTCGTTGGCGCATACAGTTCTTTAATTGGCGAGTTTGGTTTGTTGGCAATTTTATCTTTCTGTAAAAGACTATTAAATGTGCCGCTGATTGAAGGATTGCCACTTAGCAATCCGCCAACGTTCAGTCCGCCTTTAAGACTGCCGATACCTTCAAGTGGATTAAAAGCCATAGAGATGCCCTATATAGTTTTGTTTTCATCTATTTATACGGTTATGACAAAGTTCTACCAAGGCAGGTTTCAACCAAAATTCCCAAAGAAATATAGAGGCGATCCATCTAATATTATATATCGCAGCTCTTGGGAGCTGCAGTGTATGTCGTATTTTGATCGCAATCCAGATATTGTTTGGTGGGCAAGCGAGGAGTTCGCTATACCGTATCGCTCACCAATAGATGGAAAACTTCACAGATACTTTCCTGACTTTATTGTAAAGACAAGCAACGGTGATACGGTTGTGTTTGAAGTCAAACCAGCACATCAATCAAAACCACCTGAGAAAAAGTCACGCATTACTAAAAAATACATCAACGAAGTAAAGACTTGGGGTGTTAATCAAGCCAAGTGGAATGCTGCAGTTGAGTTTTGTTCTGATCGTAATTGGAAATTTCAGGTGATTACAGAAGAACATCTGTTTGGAAAGAATAAATAGACAATATGGCAAGTGTATTTGATCAGATATTGTTGAAGGGTGTTCGTTCTGGACAAATGCCAGCTCGCACACGTGAAGCGAGAAATTGGTTTCGTGGTGTAGCAGCTGATGTTTCTTCTGGTCGTGTTAATTCTAAGAGAATGCTTGGTGAAACAACACGATTAACAGATGCTCCTTCTATTGGACACATGTATCACTTTCAATATGATCCTAAACACAAACAAACACTACCGTACTATGACAGATTCCCTTTGATCTTTATGGTTGGTCCAGCTGCTAATGGTTTCTATGGATTGAATCTTCATTATCTACCACCAGTACTGCGAGCAAAACTTATGGATCAATTGTACACGCTGTCAACGAATAGAAAATATGATGAATCAACTAGAATTGCTTTGTCATATAGTTTGTTAAGCAAAGCAGGAAGATTTAAATACTTTAAACCAACCTTCAAACATTATTTAAGTATTCATGTGCAGTCTAGATTTATTCATATTGCACCAACAGAGTGGGATATTGCATTGATGTTACCTACGCAAAGATTTGCAAAGGCAAACAAAGGCAGGGTTTGGGCAGACTCAGAGGCAAGAATCTAATGGGCAAAACATCAGACTTTTTAAAATCGCAAGCCAGTCAATTTGTTGATGCTGGCGTCAACAAACTCTTAGGACTAGCTGGTCTTGGTGGACCAACTGGTCCTTCTGATGGATTTAAGATTGAAGAGTTCTATGCTAACATTGGAAAAAGCGGCATTGCAAGAGCAAACCACTTTGAAGTGTTTATTCTTGGTGGCAAACTGGTCGGTCAAGAAAGAGAAATGCGTTATCGTGCAGAATCAGTAGACATCCCAGGAAGAAACTTTACAGTTACGGATCACAAATTCACTAACATGGGTCCGTTTAACAGAGTACCAATCAGTCAAACATATACTGACGTCACAGTTTCTTTTATCTTGTCAGAAGATCTTCGTGAGAAAGATTATTTTGAATACTGGCAAGACAGTATTATGAACACTGGTGCTTATGAAGGTAATCAAGCATCAGTTGCAAACGAAACGGCAAGAACAGATGCTGAAAGAGATATGATCCAAGGTGTTACGGGAGCAGGATATAGCGAAATGTATTCTGCCAGTAAATTTATGAACAAATATTTTGACGACTACATCGGTAGAGTAGAGATTCGTCAATACGGCGCAGGCGGTGATCTGCGTTCTATTCACACATTACAAGAAGCATATCCTATTTCTATTGCTCCTATTTCTATGAGCTGGTCTGACGATAACATTGCAAGATTGCAAGTTACATTTGCATATAGAAATTACAAAGTTGTTTTCAACAAAGCAGATCAGCCAGGAATGGGTTTTGGTTTCAGCTTCTCGCTTGGAAAGGGTGGGCTTAAACTCGGCGCAAACTTGCCAGGTATTGGTAACATTGGATATGCCAAAGGTGCTGGTATTAGTGGCAACTTTCAACCTTTGATGAAGAGTATTTTTAAATAAACAATGATTTGATTTGAGGAGATCATTATGGCTTTACCTAAAATTGCTACACCTACATTTAGAACAACGATTCCATCAACAGGACAGGAAATTGAGTATCGTCCGTTTTTGGTAAAAGAAGAAAAGATGCTTCTTATGGCTCTTGAGGGTCAAGATGGCAAAGAGATGACAGTTGCAACTAAAAAGATTTTAGATGCTTGCATTATGACACCTGACGTTGATATTGATAAGTTGGCAACATTTGATGTTGAGTATTTGTTTCTACAACTGCGTGGTAAATCAATCAGCGAAGTAATTGAACTTCGTGTTGGTCACACTGATTCGGTAGAAGGGTGTGATCACAAAACAGATATTAACATTAACATTGATGACATTAAAGTTGAAGATGTCAGAAAAGACAATAAAATTATGATCACTGATCAGATTGGTGTTGTAGTAAGATACCCATCAATGAAGGATGTTCTTTTGTTGAGCACTAACGCTGACGATAAAGAAGTTGCTTTTAACGTCATATCATCTTGTATTGATATGGTGTTTGATGCAGAAAATGTGTATGACGATTTTTCGCATGAAGAAATGAAAGCATGGCTTGATGGATTGAATCAGAAACAATTTGAAAAAGTATCTTCGTTTTTTGATAAGATCCCAAAACTTAAATATGATGTAAAGTGGACATGTAAGAAATGTAAAAAGCAAGACCATTTTGTTCTTGAGGGTCTTCAAAGTTTTTTTACTTATCTCTGATACATGAGTCACTAGCAAATATGTATCAGACAAATTTTGCACTGATGCAACATCATAAATATAGTTTGACAGACCTCGAGAATATGATTCCCTTTGAACGGGAAATATATGTGACATTACTTAAAAACTATCTCGAAGAACAAGAAGAACGACACAAACAGAGAAATAGGTAATGGCTAACCAACAAACGAACCTTCCAATTCTAGCAGGACTGCGTGATGTAGCGGATTCACACGCTAATGCCACATCAAATCTCAATGCTAGTATTACTGGCGGATTGAGAAACGTTGTTGGGAGCATTACAAATTTACAAGATTCTTTCTTAAGTTTGTCAACTAAACAGATGAACAGTCTTGAAGACCAAATTCTTGGACAAGAAAGATATTTTGAACAGAGCTTAGAACAACAAAAAGCTGCTGCTTCTGGTCCGCTTCAGATTATGCAAACATTGTTTGCTTTTATTTCTCAAAACCAAGCAAGAAAAATTGCACAGTTGGAAGAACAACGAAACCAACAAGAAGCAAACTTTAAAAATGTTCTGGGCAGAACCATTAGTGTTTCTGAAAAGATGGGAAAAATTCTTGCGCAACAAACGCAGGTATTTGCTAAATTAAAAGACAACCTTGCTAAGATGATTGCACTCAGCGGTCAACAGACCGTTATGATGGCAAAACAAAGACAAGATTATTTGATGGCCAAAGGTGGCCAACTTAAGACTGAAGAATGGCGAGATATGATTGCTGTTGTTAAACAGAGATATATGGAGTCAGGGCAATCAATAACAGACGCAGAAAAAACCATTCTTAAGGGAGACCAATTTCTTAGTGGTATGTTAAGTCTGCAAAAAGTTATTTGGGATGTTAAGGAACTTCTTGGTCAACCTATTACAAAAAAGCGAGCTGGCGGCGAAAAAGAAACTGCCGCTAAACTTGCATCAGAAGCACAAAATACTGCAGCTGTAAATAGAAACACAGATGCTGTTAAAGCAGGCGCAGATAAAGAAGAAGAAACTAACAAAACTCAAAGAAAAATTTTTGGTAAAAATGGTACTTTGCATAAAGGACTAGAAAAGTTTGTTAAAGAAATGTCACAGGGTTCTTCTGGTCTTGGCACTTGGTTGCTTGGTTTCGGTAAAAGCATGTTGAGATGGATGCCAATGCTTGCTGCGTTTGGTTCTAGTGCTATTGATTATTTCGGTGCACAAGGTGCAAAGGAAAGTAGAAAACAACATTGGTTAGCACAGGGATATACTGAAGAAGAAGCAAATCGTTTGGGTCAAGCAGGAACTGAAGGATACGGTTCTTCTTTTGGAACTCTTGCTGGTGCTGGTATTGGTACGTTGTTTGGTGGTCCATTTGGTGCTGCTATTGGTGCTGTTCTCGGCAATTATGTTGGTAAATGGCTTACTGGACCAGACTCTATTGGTGAAAGGCTTGAAAAATTTGTTATTGACTGGGGCAAGAGCAACGATAAGATCCTAAGCAAAGAAGAAGAACTTCTAGAACACCAAACCATACAAAAAGAAAAAGAACTTGGTTGGTGGGACAGTTTATTGAGAAGTCTTGGTTTTGGTCCAGCAATGGATCAAATTGATGAGAATCAAAGACGTGCCGCCGAAGCTGCTCAAAGAAGAAGAGATGCTATTGCAGCTGAACAAGCTGAACGTCAAGCACGTGATGAAAAGATATTAAGCGATAAAAGTGAAGCTGGTGAACAATACAGACAGGCATTGGAAATTCTTCAGAAGAATCCGAATCCAGAAGCACTAAAGGCAATTAATGAATGGTATGCAAGTAAAACAAATCCTGGTTCTGTTGAGTTGAAGAAGAGTAAAGACGGTGCTTTGTTAAACGAAAAAGGTAACGTAGACAACCAGCCAATTATTGTACCTGTTCCTGTCGGCGATAAGTCTTCTGGAACAACAATTAATAATGTGACCAACAACACAACAAAAGTAAGTATGGCAACTGATCCAGAGTTTAAGCGCAAAGTTATGCCTGATTGGAACGCATACGGTAGACCAGCATACGGATAAAAAAAAGGGGAAGCCGAAGCTCCCCCAAAACTCACTCACATCAGAAAGGCATCAATCTTCTTCTGCGAGTTTTTCAAAGAACGATAGATTATCGTCGTCATCATCCCCGAAGGAAACTTCATCGCTTACCTTTGGT